AAGGAGTCAACACCTATTACTCCTCCCCTATGGCCAACAGACCACGAGTCTCCACCATAGGCAAGATTACTTAAAGCACTTTGATAATCATAACCACCACTGCTGCCTCCTCCAAATAAACCACCACCCTGACTTTGTCCATTAGATATGGCCGCATTCAAAGCTTGTGCAATGGGTATAGTGATTTGTGCTTGTATTATGTATCGAAGAATATCCCTGAGTACAGAAGTAATAAAATCAGTCATGGAAGCTTTCCCGGTAGTACAAAATTCAACCAATGAATCTGTCATTCCATCAAATGCTCTCCCAACTATATTCTGTATGTCTCTAAATGAATCAGATGCTTCACTAATGTAGCCCTTTATTGCTTCAATGGTTTGTCCCTGAAGAGTAGTCATATTTTCCGCCTGTTTTTTAGCGGCGTCATAATATTCGTTAATTGCCTCCGTTGCCATCTGCCTAAGTCCAACTTCTTCTTTCAGCAGTAGGTTTGAATTTATTCTATTCAGGGTTTCCTGACGCTCTATCTCAAGCAACTGCGATTGTATAGCAGCGGACTTAACATAATCCCCATTTAGTCCCGCCAACCGTGCAACATACTCATCAGTGATCCTAAGAACATCCTGCTTAGCATCTCTTACCTGCATCCACATACCCATCTCCTCGATGGCATTTGCGGAAGCATTCACGGCACCTTGCTCCTCAGCAAGGTTTAACTGATTTTGTAATTGAGTTATCGTTCTTATCATTTCCTTCTTGGCTGAGTTTTTCTCCTCAATGGTGGCAAGTGATGCAATTAAACTATTGTAAGCTTCGGTGGTAGTATCAATTTCTTGTTGAGTCATAGCAATAGTGTTATCAAGATTTTGCTGCTGTAATGTCTCTTTAGCAGTAAGATACTGGTCCCAACTTGTCAATCCATATTGATAAGAATACTCAAGATTATTCATCATCAGTTCAGTACTTTGCTGATACAGATCTAACTGATTTTGAAATACTAACTTTTGAGATGCCAGTTGCTCTTGGAGTCTTTGAACGGCAGCCCCCGCTGTATCTACTTCCACAACCCCACCACCCAGTTTTTCTTTAATTTCTACAAACTTCTGAGCAGCAGAATCATATTTAACAACGCCATCCTCAATCATTTTATCCAATTCTGCCCACGTGTTAATCTGTATATCAAGTCCAGCAGTGAGTTCTTTAAGTGCGGCATTTCCACGACCAGCTTCTTCTCGCAAGTGCTCTATGCCAATAGCACCCTCATGTGCTCCTTTACTCCAATTAGACCAAAGTTTATATCCTTCATAAGTGATAAGAGTCAGCATGAGTGCTAAAACGACTGGGTTTATTGCGGAAACTGCGGCAGCAAGTGTTCCGATTAAAGCTATTACAGCTCTACTTGCAACAACAATGGCCCCCAATGCCACAAACGCAAGATTTAATCCCACAAGAGCTGCTGTTAAACCAGTAATAAGTCTTATCAGCAAGGGAATGGTAGTAGCTATAACCAAGGTAGAAAGGCTTTGCCCAAATTGATACACGTTCTCCGTTGCGGACCTAATTTTATCATTTAGTTTGCCAAACCAAACAATCATGTCAGGAATTTTAGATAACACAGCGTTATATAAATTGGCAAAGGAACTGGCCAAACGTTGTAGTGCTTCTCGTGATGCTGGATCAGAAAGAACTTTAGCCAATTTTTCATACATCTCTGTCTTGGCTTTCATGATAGACAGAAAGGCGGGTTGAAAGGCTTGACCGAAAGCAATTTTATATCTTTGAATGTATCTTTCCATGGATCCAAACTGTTTTTCTGCTGAAGACATCGCGGCCTCATACGCTCCTTGATATTGAACTCCAGCAGAAATGGTAGCATTAAGGCGGGCCTGCATCTTTTCTATTTCGCTCAAAGAATGCCCTACTGTTTTCTCCATGTCGGCATAAGCCTTTTCCCAATCCACAGTAAGTTTTAAGTTCCTGGCCATCATCAAATTACCGGACTGAATTAAATGTACCAGATCAACCATCGTTTCAGAAGAATTTCTTTGAGAAACAGTTGCCAAGTCTTGTGCCACACGTCCGAGTTCTGTCGCTCTGGTCAAATCAAGTTGAGAAGCGGCCATGGTAGCCAAATTTCGTCTGGCCTCTATAGCGGCGATTCCATTTTTTTCCAAGGATTTCTCAAGATTCATCATTTCTAAAGCAGTATGCCTCGCATTCTTTCCAGTGATCCTCATAACAATACCAAGCTCTTCATATGTACCAGCAATATGCGCTACATCAGTGATATACTGGCCCGCTTTAAATAAACCAAAGGAAGCGGCCAACCCAATGATGATGGACTTCAACCCCATAGCCTTACTACCAAGACTCTGCATTGCTCCTTCGGCTTTTGCTAAGCCACTGGTATCTGCTCCTAACGTAACCATCAATGTTCCAAGATCTGCCATTACTTTTTCTTCCTTGTTTTAGGTTGTTTTGGCTTTTGAACCATAACCTTTTTCTTTCTTCCAAACATCTTTGCGATGCTCTGCAATATCGCCTTCATGTCATCTACCGACTGTTGCTTTTGTACCATTGGAGCTTCACCATCTTCATCATATTCATTATCATAAAATCGATCTATTAAGTTTTGGAATACAAAGTCTTCTAAACTATCAGGAGTCTTATTCCCTCCACTGGCAAAAGACTTTGCAAAATTCGAAATCAGTAAACAGATTTGAGCTGTCTGATAATCTCGCCTTCTATCCCCAAACGGTTCTAAAGACTCGTATGCTTTCCATTCACTCAACTGTTCCGATGTCAGCTGATCTAACAATTTGTCGGGATGGGCGTAACCAAGTTCTCTTGCAAGTCGGAAGTAGAATCGCCGCTCTGGGCGGCATCGGAGTTTTTTATTATGTTCTCTTTATCCACCTCCGTGATGCGATTTAGTTCCTGTGACTTGTTTACAATGAGTTCCAATTTGTCCGCACTCATGTGTTGACTCAGAATGGGATAATCATCTGGCTTTAAAAGATTGTTACCCTGCTCGTCACAGATAGTCTGCACAGATAGTTTAGCACGGAAGTCTTCCAATGATCTTTCAAATTCCACACGGCCACCCTTCAGTTTTTTCTCCATCATCAGGGACTGTTCAAATCGATCTCTTTCTCTACCAGTCATCTGACGGACATATACACAATCTCCTCCACCTAACTCAACTCGTTCAATCCTCAGCTCTTCTTTCTTCAATAAAGCATCTCTGTTTAAAAGTGTCATGGTCAATACCTCCAAAATTAATTTTAATAAAGAGCACCTGATTAGCACTCTATGATCTATGGTTGTTAAATTAATATCTTACGGACTTGGTGCTGATCCAGATTCCAATCCCACAGGACCACTGATCTGAATCGTAACATTCGCCGTCACCTTATCGTCTGTAGGAATAGCCAATGGCAGTTCTATTACTAAACCTGAAAACGCCAGACTGGTTGCATCATCATCAGGCAATAGGATCTGGTAATCCTGTGCGTCATTATCTTCAAAATCAGTTTTCATTAACTCATAAGTGTCCCGTGTGAAGTTCATGTTAAGACCCACTGTGCCTGAATTTCTAAAACCAGCCTTAAAGGTTTTGTATCCACCCTCAGTATCCAGAGTAGTGGTATCAAATGTACTTCGGGACATACCTGGTCCGGTAATACTATTGATCGCCCCAATCTCATCCCACGTCATGGTACTGGTATTCCACCGCATAAATTTTGTTCCTACACCAGCAAGAGCTTCTCCCATGTGTATCACCTCCTTCCTAACTAAATTTAATAATTACCTTCGCTGAACTTCGAAGGTTGCTACAAAGCGTGCTCGGTGGCTCTCATCCCAATCGAGCAAAGCTGGCTCCATTGAGCACATAATAAGGCTATAATAAGTTCCGTTTATCCATTCTTGTCCCTTTCCATGGAGAAGGGTTTTGATATCATTTATCACGCCCCAGCCATCTAAATAAACTCTATCCCGAACTCGGATTTGAATTGATGGATAAAAATAATCCTCCCCTTTGGTAAAGGTAAGTTGGGGACCACGACCAGGTGTATCAAAAATAGTAACACAGTTATCAGGAGTACTGGGTTCTCTTCCGATAAATAAATCTGTCTGGAATATCAATCCCAGATCACTCTCGGCTTCAATCATACCAGCTATATCTTCAGACGATGGATTCATTTTACCCTCGCAAACTTTTTCACAGTGGCAATGATATTGTTGTAATTCCTTTTAATGGCTGCTTCCATAAACTTAGCCCCCGAACCTGGTCTTTGGAAATTAGCACCCACCATCTCGTGTACAAACCAAGCATAAAATGCAGTGAACCCCATCACCAATGCAGGACCACGAGACTTTAATAAGGCAATTATTGAGTTGGCCTCTGCAATCGCAGCTCCGTGACTTTCACTTAACTTACCTGCTGCCTCCCCTTTAAAAGTCGGACTACTCTGTTCACCTTTTCCACTAGTGGTCACGGTAAAGTAACTGGCCCGCAAATTGTTCAAATCCACCGGTATCATAGGGGAAGTGGTATCCATGTCTCGGCGAATGATTATCTGAGCCTCAATCAACCCTTTTAGTGTCCTCTCCTCAATGCCAGCAATCTCCTTATTGAGATTCCTCATAACTTGCTCCAAACCTGTTACATTAGCTGTCATAAGTATGCCTTTCTTACAAATTCGGTGGTGGACATAACCATGGGGCTTTTATCAAATCGTTTAATCTCATATGCACCAGCCACTGAGTACGGATCATCTTCCTGAGCGGGATCCAAATCATCTAATGATCCCAGATATAACATTCCCTGCTCATCAACATCTTGAGTTAGTAATACTATGGCTCGACATACAATCTGTTCACCATTAGCCGCAGTAACAACTTTGGTAACATCATCCCACCGGCAGTCTCTCTCCTCTGGCTCCGCAAAAGTCATTTTACCAAAGCCACCCGGAGTAGGAGTTCCCCAATAAACTGCAGTCTGGACACAAAACTTACCAATGATTTTTTCAATGCCCGTTTTCATAGTAAAAAGCCTCTTAAAAGCTATCCTTAAGCTGGATTAATACAATTTATACCCTCAACTATTTTAACTGTTTTTAGACCCATTTGCTACCGGTAAATCACATGATTCTCACTCTATTTTAACCAGACTCTAACTGTCAAAACTCTGGATTGCAATTATCCTAGCCCATTTCGCATTTAAGGTAGCAAATTTCCCTGTTGAGTCCAATGTCAAAACCATCTGTCCATAAGAGGAAGCGTGTAGACTTTCACCATACGAGCCGGCAAATTTAACAGATGCTCCACCTGCTCCGGCCTCAGTTACAATTCGATCCCCTACTGGGGTGATGGTTATCATGTGGGCAGTCAACCACCTCTCTATTTCTTTTTTAAGAGCGTCGCTGAGAGTGGTATCAGTACTCAATACATTATCTACCAACAGAGTGGCCCCAGCAATGAATGCTTCTATTATCGGATCAGTTAGTGCACTATTATCAAGAATTTCTTTAACTTCTGCCGCTGTTACTCTTGCTGCCATCTGACACCCCCTTTCCTTCTGGCTCCCAAACCGTGCCATCCTCATATTCTATTTTCTTAATGGGGATGAAAAGCTTTTTAGGGTGAAAATCTGTTAAACAATATTTTGGGACAACATTAAACACTCCCGGAAGATTCACCGCCATATCTATATCTGCTGATACTATCGCGTCAATACGAAGATGAATATCAACAGATTTTGCATGATGAATTTCTTCCAAGTCTGTTTCAAAATCTACACCGGGGGGTACAATAAGTACCAACCCATCCTTATCCCGGTATAACTTTGTACCTATT